ACCACCACCGCCGCCGTAGTCCCCGCCTACGCCGCCTGATGTGTAGTTACCAGAGCCGCCGCCGCCGCCAGGACCGGCGCTCTCGCCAGCCGTGGAAAGCCACAGGGACTGCATAGTGCCGGGGCTACCGTTGACCCCCGTGCCGCCTCTGCTGCCGCCTGCACCGTTGCCTGCGGCGACGCCGCCACCCAACGAGCCGCTGCCACCGCTGGCACCGGACCCGCCAGATCCTAGACCGCCGTTCGACCCGCCACCACCGCCGCCAGTGGTGCCAGGCCAGCCGTTGCCCGATGGACCCGCTGCGCCGCCGCCACCGCCACCCGGATGCATCTGTGTGGTTGAAGCACCAGCGCCGCCGATAAACGTGATATCGCCAATGCCCCGGGGGGACGCGGTGCCGCTAGTGCCTGTCTGCCCGTCGCCGCCTCTGTTCGCCAGGACCGTGGAGTTACTGGAAAACCAGGCGGCGGTATTGGTGCCAACCTGGACCGGGATAACGGTGCCAGGGACGACGGCCAGGGTTGATGCGCTGTACCCGCCGCCACCGCCGCTCGATCGCCTGTTCCCTGAGCTAGTGCTGCCATTGACCGTACGACCACGGCCACCAGCGCCAAGACATTCAACTTGTACGCTGCTGACGCCTTCGGGAACCGTCCAAGCTGTCGTACCGGCTTTCAGAAATTCAACGACGGTCGTCTTAGGCGGACCACCATCGATCCAATGACGCCCGCGAGTGTGGCATCCGCTGCGCCGGAGTAGAATGCGATCCGATCACCAACGACAAGCGTGGTCGCGGTTAGCGCAAGAACGCCAAGTGTTTGACCGGCCGGAAATGTGACCGTGCCGCGTTGCGTGCCGTTGATCTTGAGCACGAATACGGTTTCAGCAGTGGGAGCGGCATCCACGCTAAACCGGCATGCTGTCGCATCAATGGTGCCGCTCTGTGGCGTGATGCCGCCGCCGAGGAGCGCGTTAGCGGTTGGTTTCCCCGACACAATCAATTGCAAGCTACGAACGTAGCTTTCCTTGGGCAGCTTGCCCGTAACATCTGAGACGGATGCAGCGTCGATGTTCGATCGCACGATGTTCCGTTGTGTGCTGTCGAGAGCTTGAGCGGCGTCAAAACGAACCCGGTTACCCAACGCTGTCGTCATTGTTTGTGCGAACTGCGGATCGTTATTCAGGGCGCTTGCGACCTCCGAAAACGCATTCAGGGTCTCGGGTGCAAGGTTGATGATGTCTCGGATGTTGGTTGTCAGGGCATCAACGCGCGTCGATAGATTGTTGACCACCGTAGGATCGGCAGACAAGCCAGCCGGTCCCTGCGGGCCAGTCGCGCCGGTCGCACCGCGAGACCCCGTGGCCCCGCGCGCTCCAGTCTCGCCTCGGACGCCGGGCGGCCCCATCAATTCGGTGACGATTGAGCTACCACGGGTTACCAGTGCAGTTACATCAGCGTTTTGGATCGAGGTCGCGAGGTTGCTACCAACGTCAAGCGTTGTGATGAGCGTGGCGGTTTCAGCGAACGATACTAACGCCATTAGGCGTCGTCCCGAGTATCAGGGGCGTTGATGTAGCCCACGCGTTTAATCGTGCCGTCCCAGAGGACCACCGGCCGACCATTTGCGATGTCGGTTTCGTCACGAATAAGACATCGGGTCGCTACTACGCCTAGCGTGATTACCTGGTCGTTTTCCAGGACGATGAGTTTTCCCATAGGGTCGGCGGGATCGGGGACCATCTGCTCCCTGATCGGCACGCCATCGACTTCAAAAAACAGCGTCCGACTGGACAAGTCGATCTGGGCCGTGTCGCTGTCCGAAATCTTTTGCTTGAGTTGGTAAGGCAGTACAAGAGAGCCGCGCCCGTGTACTGTTATCTGCGTATCTGTGATAATTTGGTTCGCCATTCCTTATTTAAGCGAACCTGTATCATGATGGCAGCGTCAGTTGCCTGACGCCACGCTGTACTGGATCTAGGGGTGCATTATCCTAGCTGCGGCAAGCTTGCTAATCTTGCTAACCTGAGCCATCGCAGCCCCTTGAAATCTATACGGTTTTGCTTCAAACTCCTCATGAGCGACCATCTTGGCTTGAATAACCGGCAAGCCTTCGTGGATATGTTTGTCTAGGGTCGACTGAAGCAGGCGGCTGCGTTCTTGTGCTTTCTTGGTATCCTCAAGCGCCGTGTTCATGGCCATATTGGCTTGCCGATATCGTTCACTGGCATCGTCGACTTCTATTTTTGCTAGTCTAATTTCCTCGAATAATTTCTAAATAGCGTTGTCCGCCATTCTCGTTCTCCTCGTTATCGTTCCAGTAAGTCGGCCAAAGCCTGACCAATGAGGTTCGCCAACGGACTGTGCGGGTCCTGGGACAGCAGCACGAACATATCTTCTCGCATGATGTCCCAGGCTTCATCGTCGGTCAGCACGGACGTTAATTCGATTGGCATCACCATCGGCGAAATAGTCGGCGGAGGGTCAAAGGCTGCGATCCGTTTGCTTTGTGTGGACCAATAGCCGCGATTGTCTCGTCATGCTGCGCCTGCATTTCATTGCGGACGTTGGCCAGCAGTTCGATTGCTGCATCCAATGCGCTTCCGTGATTGCTCATCGGCGTGTTGGCTGGCGCTTGGTCGCCTTCATTGCTTCCGCCTGAATGACGGGCATCGCGGCCATGACCTGCTCCACGACCTGATTGCCGTATTCTTCGCTAGTCATGTGCTCGGTCTCGTCCATGCGCGCTGCCATCAAATCGATGCGACTGCGGAGCTCCGAGATAGTCTGCGACTGCTCGTTCTGCCGCTGCGTCAGGTGTGCAAGAACGAGGTTGATTGCGTTGCTGTTGCCCTCGAGTGGCTGATTGTTTTCGTCGTATTCCATGGGGGTTTTCTCCTCTTATTTTAGTGAATGGTCGGACCCTTGCGCGGAGCGCCACGGGTAGTGAACAACATGGGAACCAGTGCCTCGGCGGGCTTCATGCCGCGCTGGATGCGCTGCTTGAGCGTGCGGGGATTGACGCCTAGTTCGATCGACCATTCTCGCAGGCTTAGCTTGCGGTCGCCCAGCGGCACGATCGGGCTGTAAACTGTGCAAACTCTCTGATTGCCACGAGTAATGATGTGGGCTTTCAGGCCCCAACCTAAGTCTGTAACCTTGGCTGCTCGTGGACGCTGATTGCGCTGTTGGGCACTTCGTGTGGTCCACGCCAAATTGCCGACCTCATAGCCTTTTTCGTTTGAAACTCGATCCAACGTAAGTTCGGGGCTCGGCTTGCGTCCAACGGCCTCCATAAAATTGTCAAAGCCATCAGGGCCGGTAAACAAAGGGTCCACTTTTACACCCCTACCGCCATAGTCCTTCCACTGGGCGTGATTCTTATTTGAACAACGCAGAATTGCATTCCCGAGAGCCTGGTACTCGCTGATGTAATCCTTCCTTTTGTAAATGGGCATCGTAATCTCCTTTGCGACAGGAGTTGGTTTGTTTTCTTGTCGCAAAGTATTTACGTCGCGGACGTGGCGGTTAACTGCGTAGTTATCTACCGTTGTTGCGTTTCTGATAAATTCAGTATGCAAGAATGGATTAAGGTTGCCCGCACGTACATTGGGCTCAAAGAATATCCCGGCGCTACCAACAACTCAATGGTCATGGGCTGGGCTAAGGGACTTGGAACTAAGATACTTGGGATCGCCTATGGGGCCGATAGCGTGCCGTGGTGCGGCTTGTTTGTCGCGCACTGCATCAAGGCTGCTGAGCTACCGACGGTGCCTATCGCAGTTCGTGCTTCCAGTTGGTCGTCCTGGGGACAGAAGTGCGCCCCCACTTATGGTGCGGTAGTCGTATTCCAGCGCCCCGGCGGAGGCCACGTGGGCTTTCTCGTCGGACAGGATGCTACGCGGTATCGCGTACTAGGTGGCAACCAAGGCGATAGCGTCAGCGAATCGTGGATTGAGAAATCTCGTGCGGTCGCAGTGCGGTGGCCAGTCAGTCAGACGCCTCCGACGACGCTGTTGCCCAAGCTTACTGCTGCTGGCAGCACGTCGAAGAACGAAGTATGAGCCAGTGGCTCTACGATCCCGCGTTTGATCCCCAGGATTACGCGAGCATCGTTTACCGCATCAACCTGCCAGATGGCCGCTACTATATCGGCAAGAAGGCCCTGTGGGTCTTGAAGGAGGGCAAGATCGCCCGCGAAAGCGACTGGCAGGGTTATTGGGGGTCGAGCAAGGATGTTAAGGCGCTCGTCAAGGAAACAGGCAAGGATAACTGCACTCGTGGGGTCGTCCGGTTCTGCGTTTCCCGAGGCGAAGCCTCCTGGTTGGAAGCCGTGCTGCTCATCAAGGGCAACTGTATGCTCGATCCCATGTGTCTCAACGGCAATGTGCTGACGACGTTTAACCACAAGGTCATCAAGGGATACAGCAACGACGAACGGCGGGAGCGATACCTCAAGGACATCGCAAAACAACGGGACACCATGCGCTTAAATAATGGCGACGCTTAAAGCGTTATCGCAAAGGGCTGCTCAATCCTAATGCTCAACAGTGACGGCCCTCGGTCCTGGATAACGGGATCGGGGGTTCTCCTCGTCAGCTGCATACTACAGGTGACGTACTACAAATTACGTATGTCCTAATTTGATACGCGTTAAACTGTAGAAAGCGTTTGCACGATGCGATTGCCTGCGACATAAACCGTCTCGCTGGATACCAACGCCGGGCTGTGCCTGGTTAGTAGTTCGGGTTGTATCGAAAGATGCTGCGGTGTGCCGGTCACACTGCGTTCGCGGGCCTTTTAGTCTCGCGATCAAGCGAAAGCGGCCCAGGGGAAAAGCCCATAAAGAGAGCGACGGGAAGGCACCCGCGCATTTGTTGGCCACATGGTCGGCAGGTGTGAACGTGTGCCCCGGCTCCTCCCGCATCTGCCTACCGCGCATAATTCCGGTAGGATTTTCACCAAATGGTTACATTACTCCACCCTCAAACGCGCGCACCGTTGCAATTTACGGACGAGCAGCAGGAAGCCGTTCACATCTGGATGGCGAACAGCCGGACCGACGGCGCAAACGCGGTCTTGGAACGGATCATCGCCACTGCGGCCGAGGCGTATTTTGAACGCAACGAGGCACGAGACAGCGGAGCCGAACACCTCAGCGATATCATCTGGCACGCCATGGGCGTTGCAGAGGCCAGGGTTGAAGAGCCTGAGGAAGACGTGTTCGCGCCAATCGGTGGCGACCGAGCTTCTGAGACGCCCGCAGCGGGTCAGTAGAGATCAAGGGCTGTCGTGCCACTCATGCAGCACGACAGCCTTTGTAGGGGCTCACAGGGGCAGGGCGGGTCGCAATCAACCTGCCCCTGTGAGTTGCCCGACCGAATATCGGCTGACTGATTATCAGGTCCTTAACGCGGGTTCTGGGGAAAGGCAGGCGAACTGAACAGGAGAAGCAACTAACCCAAACCGGGCTTCTGGCTATACCCAGGCTAAGTCCTTCCTCAGTTCTTTCTTCTTTCTCTATTATAGCAGTGCGGCTTTTGAGCCTTTCGGGTGCCTACCGTAGTGCGGCTCGCTGTAACCCGCAGGAACAGCGGTTTCTACTGTAGTGCGGCTTTGCTCTACCGTAGTGCGGCTTTTAACATTTAACCGGTCAGCGGTCACGGACAGCAGGGAAGTTCAATGATGACGCCGGATTAGACCCTAGTGTAAATATACACAGAGGTGGAGAAATGACATTAATCACAGAGAATAAACCCGAGTATAATACCTGGCTTGCCATGAAGCATAGATGTCGGAGCCCGAAGATAGCGCAGTAAAAGGATTACGGTGGGCGCGGCATTCAAGTGTGCGACCGTTGGTTCGATAGCTTCGCCGACTTTCTCGCCGACATGGGGAAACGACCATCATTAGATCACTCGATTGAGCGGGCCGATAACGACGGCCATCACGAGCTATCAAACTGCCGATGGGCTACCCGTCAGGAGCAGGCTCGGAACAAGCGCGTAAGGCTGCCCAAACCGCCAAAGGTCAAGCAGCCACGCAGGAAATACAAAATGACGAAGAAGCGACCCGAAGTTTTGCACACTTGGGCGGGTGAGCAGAAAACACTTCGAGAATGGTGCGACCAAACAGGTATCACCCGTGGCGCGTTTTATTCGAGAATGTCGCGAGGCATGACGTTTGCAGAAGCGATCCAGACTCCGCGCAATAACTGTGGCCGACCTCCAACGCATAGGTAAGCAATTTGACGCGAGATTGATAAATAGAATTGAAGCAGCAGGGCTCGCAAGTCTGCCGCTTCGGCAGATGAGTCCTGGTCTTCAACCTTACGAAAAGAACCTGAACCCGTCTGTCCACCGCGAGCCCGGACAGACGGGTTTCTTTTCGAAAGGACTACAACATGACCGACTATAAAACCATTTTCGAGCAGCGCCGCCGCAACAAGCAGGCAGAGCGCATCGAACTGCCACAGGCCTTCACCACCAAATTTCCCAATCTCAAGGCCACTAAGGCCGAGAAGCTGTTTCGGCGCTACCTTAGCGCAGTCGCAACGGCGCTCGCGCCCCGGCTCCCATTTCTCCATGACGGCGAAACGCACGTCTCCTTGGAACACATGCTCCACGCGTGTTCCAAGTTTGAGTACGCGAAGACGACCTACCACGTCTGGAACGAATTCAAGGACATCTACCCGTTCATGATCGTGGTCGCCAAAGGCAGCAATCTTCTTGCGGCCGAACACAACTGGGAGAAGAACACCAAAGTAAAAATTGTAAACGAGAGGTTGCTTAACATGCTAGTCGCAGATCAGAATCCTGAAGACACATTCACCTGCTTGTTCGAAGGTGTTGACCTTACCGTCGATGGTGCAGTGGAGTTGCCTATCGATATGGAGAACCTTGCTCGGTACATTGAATGCACCGAGTTTGAGCTTGAAACGGCTACTAATGAAAAGCACCGCGCCAAGCTTCATCGAAACCTCTGGCAGGCGGTGCTGGTCTACAAGGTCGGCGTCTACACACAAGAGCGATGCGGTGAAGGATTTTTACCCATGATCCCCAGCCCGAGTGCATTTGGTCGGCTCTATTATAAGGGCCTGAACATTCAAAATGTATCGAAGCAGGTCCGTAGCGCGATCCTCGGTCATCATTTTCAGTACGACATGAATGCGGCGGTTTTTGCCATCAAGCTCTACCTCTACGGCAAGATCAGCGGCGGTGATGACGTGATCAACGGCACGCCCCTGGGCAGCTACACTCGGCAGTACCTGGCGGAGAAAAACGCCATCCGTAAGCGGCTCGCGAAGGAGTGCTATGCAGGCATTCTGCTGCCCTCGGACAGCGCAGTAAAAAACATCAAGAATGCCCTGACGGCAATTGGCTTCGGCGCGAAGACATCGGGTAAGACATGGATGGGGCCGAACGGTATCCAGGGAACGGCTCTCAGCGACATTTTGCTTGCCCCGGTCGCGAGGGAGCGATTTCTAGCCGATCCGTTCGTAGCCGCTTTTTTGGCAGAGCAGCGGGTAATCGAGGACGCGATCTTAGAACATGCCGAAAAGGAGGATACCTACGACGCGATGTGTCAGGCGATCAAGGACGCCAACGGCGTGAACGGTCGTCTGACCCGCGCGGGCAAGCTGGCTTATATGTATCAGCACTGGGAGAAAACGGTCATGGACGATGCCGTGGATGCGCTGGAGCATCACGGCGTGCAGGTCGTCGCCCGCATTCATGACGCCTTTATCGTCAAGGCCAAGCTGTCGACAGCAGTACTGGATGCCATCCGCTATAAGTGGGGCCAGCGAGATTATCTGAGCCTCGATTGCGAAGAGGTGCGGGAATGGTCGCAGGCGAGCTACAAGCGGGCCCTGCGAGACGCTGATGCCGCGCTAGACGAGCACAAGCAGGTCATGGAGCGCGCCCAACTGGATGCGCGGATGATCATGGTCAAGCGGCAGAACGCTGGTATTCCCGCCGGCTACCAAGCTGTACAATCTCGCGGCAATCACCGGGAAGCGGCGGACGCGCAGGAAATGATTGAATGGGTGGCGAACCGCAATCTACTGGCGTTGGTCATGCGAGGCTCAGAGGACGACGGCGAGTAAATATGCTTAAAAGCACAAAGCCTGCCCTCTTTTAAAATGGCCGGCCTTGTGTTTTTGGCTGTCGATTGCCTGCCTCGACCCGCAATTTGGCAACGCTGTTTGGCATATTGCCATTGTTCGATCCCGCTTACTTTGTGGAAGCGATCCGAACGCTGTGGGGCTACTGGGGCGTTGCAGGTCCGCTTTGAACCTGCTGGACCACAGGAATCGAATTCTCGGGTGTTGGACCTGCCGCTTTCACCTTCTCGACAACCGAAATGGTTTGCGAGCCGTCGCTGTTGCTAGAGGTCGTCGTCGTCGTGACCGAGGTCGTGGGCTTTGAAGGGCTGTCAGTAAACCGAGGGTTTTCTCCTGTAACTACCGCCGACGTGCCGCTATTGCTTTTACCGGAAGATGCCTTGGCACTAGTGACTGTAGCTACAGCAGCCGGGCTGCTATCGCTTCCGTCTACAGTCACTTTATCCGGTAACTTATTGACCAGTATGTCGACCTTTTTAAAATCAGCTCGACCGATCGCCTCATTCGCCTGAGTCTCAATAGATGTAGGCAGGCATATGTTCACATACGCTTGGATAGCTTGTATCGCCGCAATTCGAGTGGAGTACGTTATCGTACTGATGCTCTCCTTGAAGGCTACCTGCTCCTTCTTAACAAGTATTTTGACTGTCGTGGGTTCCAGGTCAAAAAGTAGGCCCTTGCCGATATTGTTTACGGTCTGGTCGGCGAGGGTGAATGCCAAAGGTGTCAGACCGATGAGTTGTTTACTCGCCTCTAGCAGCGCTAAGCCCGCGCCCACGCTTGCTCCGGTATAGTTGATCTGGCGACTGGTAGCCTCGCGAGCCCGGTTGACCCAAAACAGGGCGTCCAGATAGCGCTCACAACGAACGTCAACATATTGGATTCCCGCTTGAACCAGCGGAGTCCAATCCTGTTTATTGTCCTTCTCCACCGGTTTCCAGTTGCCATCGCCGGAAATCAGCCTTGATAAGCTATCAATTGTCTTATTCTGCTGCTCTACATAGAGGGCGACATTTTCAGTGCCGATATCAGGGCGGTTATCACCGTAAGCAGCCACTTTTTCGATACTGGCTCGGCCGAGCGTAGAACAGCCTGATGTAGTGAAAGCCGAAATCAGCAATATCGATATTGCGCTTTTGCCAGTCATTGATCGCCCCCGCCCGGATCACAAAATGTAGAGAAATAGTCGGCCTGGCAGGGATCTTATGTCAACCTTAGATTCCTTCCAAATAACTGGTCGCAGTTATTATAAGCAAGTGGCGCAGTACCGCTTCGATCTCCGGCGGAAGTTCACCCGTTGATACAAAGGCTCGCAGGAGAACCCGCTGCGCGTCCGCTCTCGTCATAGATCGCCGGTATCGCCGGTAAGGGGCTTCTGACCCTCTGCCATCCTGATACGCTCCTTCATCCGCTTTAGATCAGCCTCGACGGCGTCAGCACGGGCGTCCTGGCGGGCGTTTTGGGTTCGGATATCGGATAGCTGCTGCGTGGCCGTCCCTTGCGTCTGCTGTAGGTCTGCAATGCTTTTTTGAAGCTGATCCACATTCGCGGACATTTTCGTCACGGTCGTGTTGAGGCCGTTCACGCTCGATCCAACCCAGCCAAACACGCCGAGCATGATGACGCCGATTAGGACGACGATGCCGCCCACAATCAGCTTTGTGACACCGCCGCTGTCATCGTTCACCGGTGCGACTATGGGAGCGACTACCGGCGGAGCCGGTGGATTGAATGCCTTGAGCAGGTCTAGCATCTGGCTCAGGTTTAGCGGAGCGTCGTTGTTCTGGTTATTGCTGCTCACTTGGAAGCCTCAACCGGTACTGGGTCCGAGGTCTCGTTCTCGACCTTGACCGATTGCGTTCCTGTCTTTCGCGCACCGCCGAATTCGTAACCCACGATTGCGCCACCCCAGCCCAGGACCAAGCCGAGCGCGATATTGACGATCTGTTCGTTCCTCGTCGGCACTTCAATAAAGAGCAAAGCCGCCAACAGCGCAAAGCTGCCAGCGACTGTTCCCAGGCCCAACATATAGCGATAGAAGCGCCCCGGATATTTCACGGCGTCTTCTTCTTTGCCAGCTTGGCAACCGCTGCCGTAATCAACGCGGCTGCAACCTGCTTACCGATCTGCTTGGCAATCGGCGAATTTAGAATATTCTTGATGTTCATGGGTTTTATAACCTCTTATCGTTCTCAATATTTATGCGGCAAACTTGACGCCTATCTGCTGTGCCAACTGCCGGTGGATACGGAACCGGATATCCTCGGGATCGGTGCGGTTCGTGCAAACTGCGGCGTAAAACCGGCCCGTGTATCCAGGTGCGAAGCTGCCATCGGTAAAGAAGCGCATCACGCCACCAATACCAGCTGAGAAGTTGACCGAACCGGGATCGGGTTCACGGTTCAGCATCTGCACGTTGTTGGTGTGCGCCAGACCCGGATTATGCTGAAACGAGATCGAGATGTCTCGATTGGTCACCGCCGAGTTGCTGGAACAGAACACGCTCGATCCACCGACGCGAACACGCAAACTTGCACCGCCGTTGGTCCACATGCCAACTGCAAAGTTGTCGCCTGTTGAGGCGTTCAAGCTTCGCGGAATGCCCCAGAGGGGACGCGTCGCGGTATCCACGGCACGCCGGATCGTGGTGTACATGCTGATGTCGGGGAAGCGGTAATCACCTGCTGCCCCTGCCGCGTACCAGTCGCCCTTTTCCACCTCCAGCCATTGGTTCGTGCCGTCATCGCGGAACACCGCCTGCTTGGTAACGTCAGGTTGCAGCATGTGACGGCCTCTGCCGCTGATGTCATTGAGGCGGGCAACAAAGCTGCCATCGACGGCGGGAACAGTGCCATCGATGTCGATCCAAGCCGTGCCTGCGACACTGCAATCCCACCAGCCGCCGTCCGTTGCACCGCCAGGACCAAAGAGGGTCGCGGCATCCATGGGATCGTCCTGAACGTCCGTGATGTTCACGGTGATCACGGCATCTGTGAACTGCTGGTTGATGCCGTAGAAGCGGATTGGCTGCTGCATCGTCTTGGGCGTCGTGCCCTCGTAATCCTGCGCTTTCAGGGACAACCAATAGCCGTTTCGGCCAAACTGCCCGGTATAAGGGCCGGTCAGACTTCCTAGCGCACCCGGCATATTGGCCGTTATGGGGATGACGGCCTTGAGATTTTCCGGAAAGCTGTAGGTCGTCGGCACGTTCAAGACGGGCTTTGAGGTTGTCGTCGCCATCAATTCCACGCGGCCCGCGTGCTTTCCGTCGTTGGCGCTCTCTTCGCCTTTGAAGTTCGCGTAATCGCTGGTGACGGTTGCGCGCGAGTACGCGATCGTGCCGCCCGCTTCGGCGCTGAAGCAGGTGTAGGAGTAACCAGCGTTGCCGGTGTACCGCCCGCCAATGACGTAGCAGACGCCTCCATAGGAGCCGACCTGACAGCGCGAATATGGGTTGGTGCCCGCGTTATCCATCGGCCCGTTGCCAATGCAGTCGACGAGGTAACTGATACCCCACATGCGATAATTGCGGTGATTGCCAAGCGCCTGACAGCGGATGAGGCGGATGTTGTCGCCCTTGAAATCCCAGCCGCCGTCCGTGTTATCTGCCGCAATACAGTCTTCGAAAGTGACGTTGTGGTTCTGCGCCTCGCCGGAGAAGCCGTCGCCGTTCTGGTATGCCTTGGACGTGTCGATGTGGTTCTTCATCGTGCATCGGCGGAACATCGCTGGGCCAGCGGTGTCGCGCAGGCCGATGCCGATAGCAAAGGCGGATTTGTCCTGCCGCTCACTGTCGCCGTAGAGGTCTTCGCATAGGATGTTTTCCGTCGCGTAAGCGATGCGCGCAAAGGCATCGGAATAGCCACGCAACGTGATGCGCTGGAGAACGAGATATTCCGCGATCGACGCGTGGGTCGCGCCACCGCCAAGATTGTTTTCCAAAAAGCGGCTGATGTTGCGGCCCGTGCAATCGGTGATCCGCAATCCCTTGATCGGCATACGAACGCGGACGAAGCCATTGCCGGTATTGTGGGCGTGGAAGTCGCTGAAATAGAGGTAGTTGGCACCAGCATTGAGGCGGAAAACCTCTGCCGAACTGCCGGGGTTTTCGATTGTCCACGGCTCGACGCGCGTTCCCAGCACTTCCGCTTTCATGGGATTGCCAGACGCATCGACACCACGGATGCGAACCTCACGATCCGCAGACACGCCACCCTTATCGAGCGTGAACGTGGTGGCCCTGACCTCATAGGGTCCAAGGTCTGCTCTTACCCAGACTTCACCTGCTGGGCTCGTAATTGCTGCTCGCGCAATCAAGCCGTTGATCGCGCCAAGGCCCGCCGATGCGTTCGACCAACTGGTGCCGTTCTTCGCGCCAGCGCCGTTTGGTGTCACGTAAAGGCGGGGGACTTTCGGCGCATAATTAGGCATCCCGGCGACGGTGGTGTATCCAATGTGGCTCATCAGACTGCCGCCGTATCGCCGTCGAGAAAGACGGTAGTGGTGGTTTCAAATCCAATGGAGCCGCCTGCGTACAGACCTGCGCTGCCGTTATGGCCCTGCCGATTATAGAGCGTAGCACCGCTGGGCATGATAAAACGCAGGGGGCCGGAGCCAGTCTGTCGCCAGAACCAAATTGTGCCTTCGGGGGCAGGGGGAAGGCGAACCTCGGTAAGGGCGCTCGATGTGCCAGTAGAAATACGGAGACGATTGCCAGCCTGCGCGAGCGTCAGAACATGGGGGCCAACGCCCGATAGATTGATGTTCTTGAGTTGGCTGGCATCATAAACAGCGCGGGCAGGGCTGGGGACGTTGAGGGTCTGGCCTGCATTGTTGGTGATCGGAAACTTGCCGTCACCAGCAGCGCCACCGGTTGCGCTTCCGCCGAACCACGCTTGTAGCTGCTGGACGACAACGCCCTGGCGAGCGAGATAGTCCGCGAGTTGGTTTGCAATTTCTTCGTTCGTAAAACTCATTTAGTTCTCCCGGCGACCTCAATGGGTATCGCTTCCTGTTGGAGGTAATTTCAGTAGCCGTAAGCAATCCAGTCGAAGCCATCGATCGTGTTGCCATCTTCGTTGGCCTGCGCTTGAAATTGCTGATGGGTGCGGTCGCGATTAGACGTAACCTGCATCCAGATATCTCGGTTGGTTTGGTTCGCGACGTTGATGTACGCGGTCGCTTGCGCGCTCATTAACGCGTTGGGAAACGGGATTGGAAACTGGATATCGACGCCGCGCTCGCTCATAGTTGTCGAGCGATACTGACCCCACTGCATGATGAAGCCACCGGGCATTTTCTGGAAGCCAGCAGCAGGATTGAGAAGTGAGTACTCGTTGGCGAAAAGCGGCGTCAGCGATCCATAGGTGATGTTCTCGACGATGACGTTCTTGAGGTACGTTTTGTCGCCTTGGATCAAGAACGGAACCACCGACTGCCCGTTCACATCGCTGACAACCTTGAACTCCGATGCAATGATGGTGAAGCTAGAACTTGTGCCGTTGTTGGTCGCGACCGTGCCGCTTACAAAGCCATTTACGTCAAGGTTCAGCACTGCGCGGGCAGTGCCGCCAGTTGAGCCAACGATTACCTCGTTTAGATTCTTGATGCTCGCCGTATTGCCGCCCGACGTGGCCTCAATGGACGTGAATTTCTCCGCCAGCGATTGCGTGGGCGTTACCTTCGCGGCGTCGAGATTAAGCACGAACGCACTGCCGTCGCCATTCTTTGCGCCGATCAGCGCCAGTGTGGTTGCCAGCGCGGTGTTGTTCTCCGTCGTCTGCGTTTTCAAATCGGTAATGACGGTGCCAATGGGCTGACCGTTCAGCGTGGTGCGCGCATCCAGAACCGTTTGGTAATCTGCCTGTCGCAAAGCACCTTTGACGATGCTGTCGGTGTTCAACGTAATGCCGGCTTTGGCTTCTGCTGCCGCCTTCGCCGCTGCGTCCGAAGCACCCAGCGCCTTATCGATGTCGCTAATGACCTGTGTGACGGGCCGGTCACCAACATAAGAACCAATGGGGGCGCCAACAGTCGCGTAATCGGCAGGGCGGGCACCCGTGCTGTTGGTGACGTTTTCCCAGTCGGTGACCGGGATCACTTCCGCGGTGGCAACGCTGGCGTTTACCCAGGGCGAATACACGGCGCTCATCATGCGGAAGCGCGCTTGCACCTCCACGGTAATACCTGGTGCGTTGGACGTGAACGTGAACATGCCAATCTTGGGATCAAACAGCGCGGCCTGTTCCGACCATGCGTCGGTGCCTGCTGGACGGCTTTGAATTTGAATGCCGTTGACGCGACCGCTGTACTCCGGCGTCCATCTTACATGAATTTCCGAGACGTTGACGCCGTTGGCTCCGCTGTAGCTGGCGCTCGTCAAGGCTAGGTTCGATGGGGCTATGGTGGCCGAGGCATCATAACCCTGCGGACGGATCATCGCCGGCAGCGGCTTTTCCTCGCGATCCCATGCGTAGATCGCTGGATCTTCCTCGCGGAGTGTCATCTGGAAAAACAGGTCGTGGCTTTCGGCCTGCTCCATCACGCGGAACATTTTGTTGTTCCAACCCTCCGCTGGCAGCGAAAGCGTGATGACCGAGCCAATCTCAACCGCAAATGCCTTGGGACCAAAGGTCGCCGCAAATGTGCCGGGGCAAAGGTATTCCCTGAGCAGCATCTGCTTGGCGATGCGCTGGCAGGTTTCAGCGCGGCTTACTGCGCCAAGGTCAACCGACATGGTACGCGGGATGCCATCGGCCAGCGGCTCACGCTCAATAGGGTCACCCCAATCGGTGAGCTGGTACAATTCCTCGGGGTTGGCGAAACGACCGCGAACGATGTTGAAACGCTCGCGCGATGCAGGGGCGGGGTTCCAGATATAGGGGCTGGAGCCGTTGGCCGGTGCAATCAGATCGTCAGCGTCAAAGGCAACCTTAGGGCCTGCGGTGTCATCGTAGCCGCCGACGATGCAGTAGGTGCCGCCGCGATCCGTTAGCTTACAGGAGCCCATTGTGGCCGTGACGCCATTGATGACCGTCTCGTGGCTGTCCGTGGTCGAGAAGATGCCGTCAGCGGTGTAACGCTGAACAGTACCGCCACCCTGAGCGGCAACACCCTCCTCGCAGAGGTTTGCGTAGGTACGGAAATTATCGAAGTCGATGCGGTTGGCTGGAATGCCCATACCCCAAACGACTTTGCCGTTGATGCGCCAGCCCAGCAGATACGTGAGCAGCGCGAGTGCTGGATTGCGTCCAATTTCGGTCGAGCCGTCGCGGAATGCGTAGGTGTTCTGATCGTTGACGCGGTGCGTGCCAGAGCCACCGCGCGTGCTGTCACGGCGAGGATCATAGAGCGGGCATCCTTCGACAATCGCCGTTAGGCGCTGCGGAATGCCGCTTTCCCAGACGTCTGTATCCAGCTTCCAGAACGGAACGTAGTAGGCGCAGCCCGTGAACGTGCTGCTGCTGTTCCAGTAGCGACCCGAGCCAACTGCGAAGCCGTTACCCGGCTTGCCTTCGGTGACGACGCGGAATGGATTATTGGGTGCGAACCCGTTGCGTTTGGATACAAACGAGCCGTTCTGCCAAACCAGATCATTTTCTACGTAGAACTGCTTGAGCGAGTTGATCCGGTGAGACGCCAAGGCAATGACCTGGACATATCCGTCCTTCTTGGTGGACGGGAGATCGAGGTCGCCTTCGAAGAAACGAACGTCAGCGCCGCCAGCGGTCGTACCGAAAATGATCTTACGCGATGCCGTGGGGACGACGCTGGTGTTGAGGCGGTCCACCATGGACTGCGACATCGATGGCGCTTTGCGGAACAGCGTTGCGGCGGCGGTCAGGGCCATGCTGATCCCCATGCCGATCAGCGCCGACGAGATAGCTGTTGCAGCGACCGTAACACCAAGAGAGCCCGCGACACTGGCCAGCACGGCTGCGATCTGCGGGGCGAACACGACGACCGCGACCGCGATCGCTACGACGATGACTGTTTTGACGATTTTGGACATCAGCGGCCCTCCACGTTGGAGGTCGCCGCGAAGGGCAGTGTGAAAGCTTTCGTGCAGTCAGCGGTTGAGAGTGCAACGAGACCCTGTACGCCGTGCTCCTCCCCGACGAACCAGCTATGCAGGCCCACACAAACACCCAGGGTCGTGCGGTCCTTCATCACGATATCGCCGCGCTGCGCGAACACCGGATGCTTGGGAGTGCCTAGCCACGAGGAAGCTGTCTTGAGAAGCGTGCCCGCGCCATGAGTGCGGAGGGCTTCGGCCGATCCTGCGCGGTCACTGTAGGTGCCCCGGAATGCCTCCGCTGGATCGGTGCCCGTCATTGCCTTGATGGCATCGCAGGCAAAGAGCGCACAGTCGTTGGAGCCCCACTTAAAGGGCTCCTCAGCTTTACGATCAAGTAATACGGCTAGACGTTCTTCCCAATCTGGCGCGCGGACAAGTGCAGATGTTTCCATCCATTACTTAGCATCCGTGCAGATAGGAATTTACAGGCGCTACTTTTCTAAAAGAGTACGACGCAGACTGGCTTCTTGGCTGGCGACGGATTTGATGAATGAGCCAGGATCTCGTGCAATTTCGTCGAGCGCGATATTAACTGATTTTAGAGCCATCTTATTTGCTTCCGGCGTATCAGCGGCGTTGCTCAGCGATGTGGCCCTGGATGTGCGCGAGCCGTACACCTTGGTTTTCTTTCGAGCAATCGACACCACGGCCCAACCATAAGCTCGGCCCTGTAAGACACCGGAACTCGACTCAATGCTGACCGCGACGCCTTCATTTTCCAATCTTCGGCAAAGCGCATCGTAACCTGTGAAAGCGAAGCCTTCCCGTTCGATCAAGTCGGTCAGATCATGCGGGGCTTCATAGGAAAATGAGCACTTCCGAGGGGCGGTTTTTTGCTGCGCCGTTGCGGAGCCGTCATAGGCGATCATCACCGCCGTGGCAGCAACTACGCACCTCACGCCAACTTGCTTGTACGTATTCAGTGTTCGCAGCATCATGTTCCCCTCGCACCCGCGATCGTCGTCTTATATACCGCGAACTGCTACGTGGAAATTCCGTCAGGCCTTTATTCCCCACTGCGTAAAGTTGGGATTGGAAATCCCAGCAGCGACACGTTCCCAACTGGTGGTGGGCATCTTCGAAGGTGCCGGGTCGCCGTTCGCGCAACTGACGGTGTAGTCCTGCGAGGCATCAGCCGGATCAAAACGCTTTTGGTCGAGATAGCTGGAACCGGTCGCCGCGCTGATAAGCGAGGCATGTCCCTCGATAGCCAGCGTGAACGTGTGGGAGAGACCATCATTGCTGATCTTCACCGTATCCATTGCACCGCTGCGAACACGACGGAATGCCCAGGTTGCCGGTGCGCCGGGTACTGGCGAAGCGATCATAACGGCACGCCACAACGTTGCGTTCCGGCTCTGGTACTCGTCGGCATAAACGGATGCCGCGCTGATCGTCTGACTGGGTGCGCTGGGGATCGCAAGTGTGATTTCCAGCGGGTCAGATCCGCTCATTGAAAAGCTGTTGTCGCCGATATTCAGCACGACGCCATGAACCAGCGGTTCGAATTTCTTGCCGTTTAGAACACTGTCGGTGCTGCCCTGAACCTCAAGCTGATGCGCTCCGGTCCAGACGTTGACGGTTTCGCTTTTGAATTCCAGCGATGCCATGATTGCTGTAGTGATGCCTGCGGCTTCGAGTGCCGAGACCAGTGCCGTGTCTGTGCCAAAACGCATTAGATTGCCTCCTTGGCAATGACCGAAGGGAATGTGGGGAAGCCATCGACATCGAGATCGAATGAGGGCGTCTCGGCGCTGACCAATCGGAATACGCCGCTGGGATTGGCCATATTGACCGCTGCACCAGCGGTATAACTGGCGCGCAACATGGGCATAAATTCGACCAGCAGTTGCCCGTTGGCATCCGCGTTGAGGGGCACCGCCGTGATCCTTAGCAACTGATCGCCAAGCTGGAAGAACTGCCCGACGGACAGTCCGCTCGCTGCGCTTGCGGCCCATCCCGATAGCTTGACGTTTGTGGCGTAGCTGTAAGCGGCCAATGCCAGGGAAACACCGTTCGCGGCGTTTCGCGTACTTGAGCGAGGATAGTACCGGAAAGTACCGACCTGACCTTGCAAGCTATCAAGCCAGCCCTGCAAAATCTGCGCGCGAGCCAGGTTCATGCGTGGCCAAGTAAAGTCCAGGTTCCATTGTGAAGCCGTGTTGACGACCTGGATCGCAAGGGTGTGAGGGCTCTCCATCGCCGCTTGGCGATTATTGAGTTGCAGCTTTTCGCGTGCGGGCGCTTTTGCGGGAAATTGTAGCGGGTACGTAGGCATATCAGTACTTAGCGGAATGATGATCGGCTAGGTTGAGAGGGAAACAATGGCGGACGATAGTATGACCGATGAGGAATCCCGACACTTCTGGACGGTGCAACGAAAGAGGTTTGGAACGACAATACCGAAAGCAATCAAAGAAGTTTGCGAGATCGCGCTGATTGGTGGGGCGCTCCAGGTCGCCTACCGGTTTTCGGAAAGTCCACTTTTAATAGGTCTATACTGGTGCCTGCTCATCGGTTTTGCGTTTCGTATTGCTGCAAGAATTGCGTTCCCCAAAGCCTACAACTCGCCTGTCAAACCTGTATTGATCGGCGTCTTGGCTACTATCGTGATAACAGCGGTTGAAGATCGGGCGATACGTTCTGCGGCCAACGCCGCTTTGATACAGGTTCAATCAGACAAGGCAGCAAAATTACTTGCGGCTCAAGCCGTCCGTGAAAAAGAGGGTGCTCGCATTCACAATGCGTGGGTCAAAAACTCGTGTTTTGACGATGAAGGTTATGCCTTTGGGAAGTATAATTATAAGCTGTGCGGGAAGCTTGCCTACGAGCGTGAACTCAATAAGCGCCGTACTGACGCTCTGCTAAAGCCTTAGCGCGATCGTACAGGTTACATCCTCGGACGCTGCAATTTGCTGATGGCGTGGTTCGCCGCGTTCTGATTAATCATTGGCATCATCTCAGCAATTGCCTGTGTGGCCATTGCTTTTACCTGCTGGGGATCATTGCTGGTGATTGCACCAAACGTCACGTTCATGGCTGGCGTATTGCCACCGCGAACGCTGTCCAGTTTGTGATTGGGCGTAACGTGGAAGGGACCGGCTACGTCGACGTATTCAGGTCCATGCTCACCTACAAGGTAGCGACCGCTGTTCCCCATGCCGCCGTTGGCCTTGCCCGTAATGCCCTTCTTACCTGTTACGGCTCCCGTGACGCCTGCGACCAGCGAACCAAACAGGCCACCACCGCCGCCGCCACCACCGCCGCCGAACAGTAGGTTGCCCAGTGGCTTGATGAGCATCTGCTGCAATGCGATCTTCAACATTCCATCGATTACCGCATCTGCCATGTTGCCAAAGGCATCGCCCAGCGAGCCCACGCCCTTGATAGCGTCCATGAGCCCGCTTTGTAGGCTATCCAGGCCATTGACCTGAACATTCTGCAACGCCTCATTGATTTCGTCGGACGTCTTTGGGATCGCATCGAGGTAGCTGGCCAAGGGACCCATGGTCTGCTGCTCAACCTGCTTGCCCTGTGCGGCTCGCAATGTGGGCAACATGGCAAGCCGTGCCTGTGCAATTTTCCGGTCGGCGTCCGTGCTATCCCTGTTTGCGATGATCGCATCCAGAGCCAGCTTTTCCTGCTGCATCTGCAAGTCGAGCAATCGCAGTTCGGAAGCGCGACGATCTTTGGCCGTTCGGGCCATGCCGCTTTGTAGTTGTGCGAGGTCCTGAGCATTCGACAGGGACGCAGATTGAAGCTTCAATTGCTCCTGACTGTTGAACTCGCTTTCCTTGAGATCGACAACGTGACGCTTGTTGGCGTCGATACGCTCCTCAATTGCCTTCAATTCGGCAACCTGCTTGTCGTCGTATCGCTTGCTGCCCTTGGGGCCGTTCTTGTCGATTTGGTCGAGGCGGCTTTTCTTGTCCTGCTCCAGTGCCTGACGTTCAAAGGCAAACCGCTCCTGCGCTGTTGCGGCCAACGCTGCTTTGCTATCGACTTCCGCGCTCTCGCTGCGGTTTTTGTCGGCCGTGAATGCTTCTAAGTTGCGACGTGCGGTTTCGACTTCGCGCTCTGCTTCCCGCTGGGCCTTATCGGCTGCGGCCTTCGCCTTGCTGGCTCCGCCCTTGTCGCCCTTTTTGGGTTTAGGCGGCGGCGTATAAGCCTTATGGCCAGAACCGGCAGTTGGCCCGGCGAACGTCATTGTTTTGGAGTAGGCGAGCAACTGCTGGTCGCTCATTCCTGCGCCCGTGAAGTCTTTCTTGGTACCGTACTTTTTAACGCGTCGGATAAGGGCGTTGCGGGTGGATTTACGCCGACTGGCCTGGGAGCCCTTGTCGAAGTCGTCGCCCATATTCCAGTTCTGGATAAGAGGCGTAGGCTTAAAGTGAGGCTGGTTCTTGCCGCCCGCACGATCAATGGCGGTGTTCAGAACGCCTTTTACCTTGTTCTCAATGCGCGTTCCAAAGTTGTCGGCGGCAGCGTATGCGTTCTGAACGTTGTCGATGAGGCGCAGTAGGTTGCCAACGGTTTCACGCGTATATTTCGCGTCTTCCCTGATTGCGGAGAATACGTTGGTGGCGTTCTCGCCCAAGGGATTGAATACATTGTCCAAGCCCTCGAATGTCGCGCGCATGTAAATGCCTGCGTCCTCGGCAACCTTGGACAGCAGTTCGATGGCGTTCGTGCCTTCACCCATGCCAGCCACGATCCCGTCGCTGATGCCTGCGCCTGCGTCAAAAGCGCCGATCATGTCTGTGAGCGCGTTCTCAATCAGCACTTGGCTCTGTGCCCAGGTTGCAGGTAGCTGCTTAAATTCCGCGTCGATGCCAGCCGTGAACTTTGGGTCCGTTAGTGCCTTGAACAGCACATCGCTGGTCAGCTTGCCCTCTTCGGCCATCTTTCTAAGCGCACCGACCGGCTGACCCATGCTCTCTGCGAGCAGCCGCATAATGCGGGGGCTGGCTTCGTTGACGCTGTTGAATTCGTCGCCGCGCAACACGCCAGACGCCAATGCCTGGCCAAACTGCAACGTAGCTGATGCCGAGGATGCTGCGTCTGCACCGCCGATCTTCAACGCCTTGCTGAACGTCTCCGTGGCACGGCCCGCGTCAAGCTGGCCTTTTCCCCGATCCTTGGATGCAACGAGCATCTTGGAATAAAGGCTGGTTGTTTCCTCCAAGCCGGATCGCGTGTTGGTCGCGATGTCATGGACCTGCTTTTGAGCAACGCCCATGTTGCCGAATTGCGCGGTCGCCAACCTTAGCTGGGCTTCCATCTTTTTGCTGGCGTCGGCCATGCGAAGGTAATCACCAGCGGCATCGATGGCCTTGCTCGCGGCCATGACGCCGAGGAAGCCCTTGACCGCGTTAGCGGTGCCGGACATCGCCTTGTTGATGCTGTTGGTTGCGCGGTCAGTTGCTTTGGTTGCGCGTTCCAGTCCACTCACAAAGCTTGCGCTCTCAAGTGACATGCTCGCATATAGCGATGCAATCTGTTGAGCCATTTATGTTGGCGCCTCCCGCGCTAGTATTCTTTGCTATTACTTAGCGGGAGGCTTGCTCTTCGATCCGGCGGTGCCGAATCCTTTGCGAATTGACGGCTTCTTGCACGGGCCGCGCGTGATACCTTTGTCCTTGCGAGTTTTCCGTGTCTTATTCACTGGTCCGGGAAGCGCAGCAACTTCATCGACCGCTTCCGCCTTGATTGTTTTGCCCAAGAAAAAGTCGCGTACCTTTTCGTCGAGTTCTTCCGGTGTGGGATCGGGTTTGACGTGGGCCTGCGGGTCGCGATCGATAAATCGCGGAATGGTCGCGTTTGCCTTGCTGTTGATGGCGTAGAGGAGGTTTAGGCCCAGTTCGGCCCGATGGTCCGCTGGTCCACAGCCCCAAGGTTCCAGGTGATAGAATGCCTGCCAGCCCACCAGTTCGTCGTGCGGGATGGTTTCAAGCTCCGCTAGGGTCTTGCCCAGACCCATCGCGAGCCGGAATTGGAACTGCCGTAAGGGGTTTTCCCTCAGCCTTTTTTTTCGCGCTCAACCACCTCGGCGGCGAATTCCCGGTAATTGTTGATGTCGATTACGGTGTGGTACAGTCGGGTCACGACATTGGCGGACCAGTTTTCAAACAGCGGCATATCGTCGTCGCTGAACATCCGCGTTCCGGCCTCATCAACCGCGCTGACCACAATCGCTAGAACGCCAACGTCTAGGTTCGCTGGCTTGGTAAGGCCCTCGCGTTCGTCCTCAGGCTTGTCCTGGTCGTCTTCGTAGGCGTTGATTTCCTGATGGTATGCGCGAATGCGCTCAAGGTACGTCGCGCGGGTGTTGACGCTCATTTGCTGGATACGAACCGCGACATCCTCGCCCATTTCTGGGACGAGGACATCAACGTGCGGCAACTTAGCCGCCAAACAATCCGCTCGGCTGAACAGCTTGGCCATGAATTATGCCGCTGCCGTTTCTGTCACTGCGCCTGTGACTTCCAAGTTTGCCGATGCCTGTACGACATCATCCTGGCTACCGGTGCGCTCAAAGGTCAGAACGAATGCCGTGAAGTCGTACTTGGTGCCGTCCGATAGGGTCAGGCGGAACTTGGTTGCTGCCCTGGTGCCGCGTGCTGCACGAACGGCACTCTGGCCAGCATCCTTGGGCAAAAAGATGACATTTATGGAAACCTGACCCTCATCAGGCAGGCCCATGGACTTTTCCTTGGCTGCGCTGTCGAAGTCCGTTGTATCAATGACAGCAGCCGATCCTCCACCAAGGCCCGAGAAGTCCTTGAAACCCTTGACCTGAACGTAGGTGCTGGCAGTCGTGTTGATTTCGAGCTTGGTGCCCGCTGTGTTAATTCCTGTGGCCATTTGTTTGGCTCTCCTTGTTTATTGGGCTTTGACCCCAACAAAAGAGGGCCGTATCTATACTTATTCCGCGTGAGTGATCTTGAACTCTAGGTTGATCCGCGTAAGGTCCGCGTTGCTGGTCAGGTCACTCAGATCTTGTTCGTTGATGAGGTTGCAGTCGCGAATTTCAGCATCCCGGTAGCCATCCAGCGCGATCCTGATGCGGTTTGCGATTGATTTGGCTTCGTCAAAGTCGAGTGCATAAACATCAACGCGGAACGTGGGCATCGCCATGCCCATGGGGCCTTCGAACGAGCGCAGTCGGGGTGTGGAAACGCGCGTGTAGGTAACAAACGGGGCCTTTTTGCCCTTGGGCACGACGACAGGATATGTCTGAGGACAAATTGCCGAGATCTTCGTCGTAAGCGTTGCTTCGATCATTTCTTGGCCTTTCTAGCGGCCTTCTCGATCGCCTTTTTGAGTTCTGTGCTGATCGCCGCGACGACCTTGCTGGCGACCTGATCGACAGCCGGTTTGAACCACGGCCTCGCGGGTTCGTGTTCGGTGCCAAACTCGGAGAACCGGCCCCAAAATGCTTTGCCAGTTGTGACCTGGAAGCTGACTGTGTGCTTTTTCCGCGCACGGACCTTCCGGGTTTTGATGTTCTCGTGGAGGTGCCCGTAATCGGCGCTGCCTTGGCTACCGTCCTTGTTGCGCCACGTGCGTTTGCTGGATTGTTCGCCGCGCGGTGCGCCGGCCTTCACAGCATCGCGCATCACGTTCGTGGCTTTGCGTGCTGATTGCGCGCCGGTCTTGGTCGCGACTTCGGCGCCCAGGGTTTTCAGGGCCGCTTCCAGCTCTTTTGCGCCTTCCAGTTTGAAGCTGCTACGATTGGCCATTAGATGGCCCTCACGAGCAGCGCGAGACCTTCACGATTGCCGATCTCGTCCACAGCTTCAACGGAATATCGCTGGCCTTCGCACTCGACCTGCATCGAGGTCGTGATGCCTTGCCGATAGCGGATAACGAACTTGGCTTCCGCGCTTTGCTCCATACCGGCCGCGCGCGTGGCATCCTTCAAACTCAGGCTTTTTCGTTCTGCCCAGGTTGTCGCCAGCTTGGCGAAGCTGCTGCGCTCCGTGCCGGTCGCCGAACGGGTCGTAACAGGGCCATAAATGGCAATCGATCGATTGAGAGAGCCCGCGCTGATCACAGGCTGCTCAGGACAAACGGGTTCAGGAGACGATTGAACGTCTGCGTTCCGACCGTCTGACCCTCCCGGTTGGCATACAGGTCCGCGACGAAGACAGCGATTGCCTGCTTGATGCTCGCGGGGCAGGTGTAGGGCTCGAGTATGCGACCCGTATATGCGGCGGCGTGTTCCTGGGCTGTAATGATTAGAAGATCGATCGTGGCGTCGTCGGCATCATTGTCGATGCGGCACCATTGCTTGACTTCCTGTGACGTAATGACGGTATCATGTTCCATCCATTACTTAGTATGGCAGGACGTCTGGACTATGAGCGAATGGCACGACGGTGACGATGATTGGGCAGACCCAGCCATCCGTCTGGAATTTGAAGCGGCGCTGGGTAAGTTTATCCTGACGCACAACGAGGCCGACTTTCACACCACGTATATTATTAGACTATTTGCTCAGGTGCATTTCCCCGGAAACCCTAGGCTACAGGAGCTCGCAAATGGTAATTTTAGTGCCAGAATGGCGGCTCTTATGCTGTTGCAAGGATTCGGTATCGATCAGGAGTTGTCTCATGTCGATCTGCGATCGTTGGCGAACCTGAACACCATACGAAACCAACTCGCCCACGGCCACTTTGATCAAAATCCATTTGATGGGTCATATAGTCTTATTCTTCAAAAGAATCGATCAACACAGCAAAAGCAGATGGCTTTTCCTGTTTCGGTTCTAAACAAGCATCAAGGGGAACTCGCTGGTATTGTGGACCAGCTGAATGTAACGGCAGTAGTTTTAAGATATACACTTACAGGGGACTAGCGGGGTTTGCCAAGCCCCGCTACCTTGTCTTAAGCCTGGACCTTAAGTACAACGAATGCCTTGGCATCCGTGACCATTCCCGATACCCGCTTGGTTGCGTAGAAGTGGACGAATGGCTTGTGGGTGTACGGATCGCGTAGAGTGCGAACGCCGATACGGTCAGCGATCGTGTAACCCTGCTTCATGTTCGCGAATGCCAGTGGCGTCTTGCCAGCAGCGATAGCGTCCATGTCCTCAAGCTCCACATGCGCGTATCCCGCAATGCTTGCTGGCTGACCTAGAACCAGCGAAGGCTGCCACAGGTAGTTGCCGGTGCTGTCCTTAACGGTGCGAAGCGAGGCCGAAACTGCGCCGCTGGAGTAGAACTTAGCGCCTGCGCGGTAAGCCGAGTCCATGGCGTAGATCATGCTGAACATGTAGTCGGCACCAGCAGGAAGAGCAGCGGCTGCGCCGGTCTTGATGGTGGTCAGGCCGGTCTCGGTCAGGAAGCCCTTTGGCTTGTTGACGCCGTCGCCGTTTACGAACGCCTTGTTTTCCGCAATCGCCATTTCGTTGACGATTTCCGTCTGGAGCCAAGCTTCCAAATTGAACTGGCTGTCATCCAATGCGCGCTGCGAGACTGCTGGGTTAGCGTAAATTTCGCCACCGGGCAGGGTCGTTTCGACGAGCGTTGTAGTAGCGGTCTCGGGGCGTGGATCGGTTTCGCCAACCCAGCCGGTCGTCAGGCCGCGCTTGTTCGTCAGGAAGGTATAGCGGTCATTCGAAGTCTGAATGACATTTGCTTCCGAACGGATCGGACTGATTGTGCGGAGGTCGGCACGGATGCCAGCTTCGACAGTCTTGGGGACTAGAAAGCCGCCAGTGGTGTCGTTGGTGACGAGGGCCTTGGCTTCTAGCTCTGCTTCGTAACGGTCCCCCTTGCGCGCCCACTTGTCCCATACGGACTTGTATTCCTCGTCGGCAGCTTGTGAGTCGCTAGCGCCAATGCGGTTCGACTTCTTCGCTACGTCGGCGACAGATGCCTGAAGGGCACCCAGATCGGCATTCAGCTTTTCCAGCTTGTCGGTTGTCACGTAGTCTGCGCTGCCCTTGCGCTCAATCTGGGCAATCCGGTCGTCGTTGGTATTCTTGAACTCCTCGAATGCCGTTGCCAGCTTCGAGATTTCGTTGAGATCGGCCATTAGGGGCTCCTTTGTCTCGGTTGTTTGCAGTAAACCTCGACGCCAGAATCCCTCCGTGCTTGGTTGTGCTTTTACTTATCAGTCGCGTATCAGGCGGAGCGCATCATGGCTGCTAAATTGTCAATCGCTGCGGATGTTGCTTTCTGCTCCGCTACTTCTGACTTGCTTTCAAATTGACTTGCGACTGCGATGCTCTGGCTTTTCGATAGGCCAAATTCGCGTAGAAGCTGTTCCAAATCGCGGACGCTCATGTCCTCGCCCATGCTCTTCACGGCTTGAACGCGCGCTTTGACGTTCGCCGGCAGCGTGACGACGCTGACCTCCACGAGGTCGACTTCTTTGAGCGTGCGGCGTGGGTCTTCGGGTTTGGCCCGCATATCAAAGGACACGGGGCGGAAACCGATCGACAAGCCGTTAAGCGCGCCAGCTTTGAGCGCAACGTAGGTGTCGCGACCCATGGTGGTATCCAGGAGTTCACCGGCAACCTTGAGGCCATAACCGTCCTCGCTCATATCCGTCCAACGACCGATCGGCAGGGAGCCAAACACGTCGTGGTTCAAAAACATCAATGGCGCGGTGCCATCCGTCAGGTGGCTGGCGAGGCTTTTTGCAAACGCACCTGGGGCGATGACATCGCCATAACTGTCCACGTTGCCAAAGACTGCGCCATAACCTGAGAAGGTCATCTTGCCGTCGTCATCATTAACGCTGTCGAATTTGCATTCCGGGCGTGCGACCGCCTTTTGTTCAATGGGGATCACTTTGCTACCTCGTTATCGTCGGGTTGTGGGGAAGGGGCCAGGTTGGGCGTTTGGTTGCTGCCGCCGAAAATGTTGGCTGCGCCGGTGAGCTTGTCAGCCTCAGGGTCCGTACTGCGCGGCATGTCTTCCTTGGCGCGGATCTCGTTTGCGGTCATCGCGCCAATGGTTTTCATCGTCTGGTAGTAGGAAGCGCGATCTTCATGGCTGGCACGCAACAGCGCGTTGGCGTTGAGCTTGATCGAATACCCGTCGAGCAATTCCTGGCGGGTCAGCAGTGAGACTTCCGCACTTTGCTCGAACCGTTCGTACCAGGGCATCAGCGTATGGGTCAGATGCGCGAGAAACATTTGCTCAACGCTGGCGTAGCTGGTCGCGCCGCTTTGCATAACCATGATGGGCAGTACGCGGAAGAAGCGGCAAATTTCTTCGATCAGGAACTTGCGGTTCTCGATCCACTGGGCTTCGTTGGCAGTGCCCGACACGGGCGTGAACTCCAGGTCGAACGGCAGCATGACGGTCTTGTGGGCATTCTCGGTGCCTTGATGCTGCGCGGCCCAGAGGGTTTTGATCTCGTTGCGCTGCTCCGGTGTGAGGGCCTGCGCGCCCGTGCGTGTGGTCAGCAACCCGCCTGGACGCGCGCCATTCTCGAACAACTTGCTGCCGAACCGCTCAGTGGCCTGCGCCAAGCCAATGGTCTTGCAAGCCATCTGCACTGCATCGAGACCCTGGAACCCGTTCCAGCTCGGACCCTTGATGTGCCAGATGTCGTCAGCGGGGATGGACTTCGGCCCCTTGCCGTCGAGCGTGACCTTGTACGTTAGATCGAACGTGTCGTTCTGTTCGACGGTGACCACCGACGGGTCAAAGGCATAAAGTTCGACGACCTTGCCGTTGACCTTATTTTTGAAAATGTAGGCGTTGTTTTTAAGCGCGAGGTGGATGCCAATCTGCTCGCGAAACTCGAAGCTGGTTTGCCAATCATTGGGACGTCGGTTGAGCAGATAATAAAGCGCATGATCGCGCGCTTCCGTAGGCGATCCATAGCCGTCTTCCTTGAAAACTTTGCAAGGAACCTGGGCCAAGCCCTCGGCAATTACCCTCGCGCAACACAGGACGGCACTCGTTTGGATCGCCGTTCGATCGTTTACCGCTTCGCCAGCTGTTCGCTCGCGATCAAACGACCGCATAAGATCGGCGGAAGTGGAGATGATTTGCGGGTTTTTGCCGTCAAATCCAAAAAATTGTGATAAGAATCCCATCCAGTACTTAGCACAGGCAGATCGTTGTGGCGTTGGTTGCCCGGAGCGAGAGCGGCATGTAGCCCGAGGGGCGGGAGGACAGATGCTGATGCCATCGACTGCAATTACAATGACACCTGCTTCATCTCAAAAGGCGAGGCAGGAACTGGAAGCAAAACTTCACATCTGGCTACTTGCTTTGCTCGAAGTCGACGGTTTCAAGGACTGGAAAAATCAACAAATGATCCGGCAGTTGACGCTGTCCATGGATCCGACCGCCGAGATTGAGACTACAGGCGATTTCAATTTCGATGCTGAGATTGTTGAACAGCATCATATTGTGTCTGGATATTATAGCTTGATGACTGCCTTGTTCGCGGTGCGCGAGGTGAAACACTATTTTCAGAAATACCCGTTTGCCGGGAAATCGGTTTCACGAGAGGCGCATCTACGGACGTGTTGCGAACTGCTGTTTAGCCGTGTCTATCATTTTAAGACAAGAATGATGAACTTGCTCAAGCGACTAGACCGAAAGACCAAGCCGAGAAAAACACTGCCGCTTGCGGCGTATAAGAAATCGTTTGAAGACAACTTTGCGCCAATTTTGCAAGAGCGTAATGCACTGACGCACGAAGCTAGTTATAGCGATGAGCAAATCAGCGCTTTCGGCGTCAGCGATCTGTTAGCAACGACCCCTGAGTTAGCGTTCTTGAAAACGACCCCTGCGGCATATCGGAAAATTGCGAACCAATGGGCCAAAAAGGTCGATCATGTGGGGGATCAGCTTGACCTCTACGTAGGCTTCGTAGCCCTCGTAATCCTTGCCCGGTGCCCTTTTCTAACAAATCTGGAGGGGCTCAAGCCCGAAGGCGGCGCCTCACCTGATTAGTCGAGTACGTCGAGCCACATTTCCAAAGGTGCGGGCTGCGCCGCTGATGCCAAACCTACGGCCATCATCATCGCCACAAAGCCGTCAATTTTGCTTTCCGGACGACGCGCGGGCTTTTCTGGCTTGATGAACTCGCCATGGTGTCGGGCAACCACATTGCCGGTCATCCAGCGCATCATCCGGTTGCCGTCATGCTTGAGTTGCCCAAGCGCGATCAGCTTTTCAAACCGGCTCATGGGCGGATGCATGTTGGGGAATGTCTGAGGGTATGTGCGGACTGGTAGACCCTCGCTGCCAAGCCGCTGCGCCATCATTGCGGCCTGCCATTGATCGAACGCGATGCCCTGAACGTTAAACTGCCCACATAGCTGGCGAAGCTGTTTCTCAACCGCGTCAAAGTCGGTTTCCTCGTCGGGCGTCAGGATTAGTTCGCCGCGCTCTGCCCATTCTCGGTACGCGCTGGCGTTCTTGCTCGACCGATCGACGCCCATTTCGGGCAGGAAAATATATGGGTAGAAGTGATAAACCGGTTCGGCTTCGGTAACTTCCTCGACAATCAAGCCAATGGCCGTGGTGTCGAGGACACGGCTGATGTCGCAGCCAATCCAGGCCCGCAGTCCGCGATCCTTTGCCTCATCGAACGGCAACGCATCGCCGTTATCGTCCCAATCCTTCATGTTGACCCAAGCGTTGCTGCTCGATTGCCAGACATTCAGGTGCTTGGTCAGCAGCTTGGGCTTCTCCGACGGCTTATCGAGTGCCGTTTGGTAGTAATCCCGCAACGCCTCGACAGAGAAGCTAACGCCCATGTTGGGGTTGGCCTTCTTCCAGACGTCAAAATCCCGCCAGTCATCGTCTTTATCGATGGTGTAGATGGCGCTGAACAACTTATCGTTCGTAAGTTCGCCGCTTAAAACCTGCTCTGCGTATGCCTGGAGGTCCCGGCACGGACCGGCGGTGTTGAACCCTGCCGTGGTAATCGTGACAAGAAGCGGCTGTTGGCGTGCGCCCATGCCGGTCTTCATCGTCAATCGCTGCTCGTCGCTGGCGTTTTCGTGCGCCTCGTCCAAGATCGCGCAATGAGGGTTGCCACCGTCACCAGGGTTGCCGATCATGCGTTCCATGAAGCTGCCGTCGGGTAGCTCGATCTTTTTCTTGGTGATTATCGCGCCATAGTTGGACACGAAGCCCGGAGCCCTGAGCGCCATTTCCCTACAGGGCTGGAAGCAGAAATCGGCCTGCTTGAGGTCGTTGGCACCGATGTAAACCTGCGCGCGACTTTCGTAGTCGGCAGCCAACATATAGAGCGCGATTGCTGCCGCGTAGGTGCTTTTGCCGTTCTTGCGCGGAATTTCGATGAAGGCTTCGCGGTGTTTGCGGAAGCCCAGGCTGTCAACGAGCCCAAAGATCGCGGCGTTTATCCATACCTGCCAGGGTTGAAGCGTCAGGGTCTCGCGTTTGGCCGCTAGTGCGCCTTCCAAGTAGGGAAACGCCTGCATGAACAGGCAGACGCGCTCCACTTTCGCTGCGTCAAAGACCCAGGTGTCGCCCTCAACAGCGCGGAGAAAGGTTTCACAGGACTGGCGGATCTGCTCGCAGGCAGTGATCGCCACTTCTGGCACCCGTGGGCGTGCAACGCGCTCCGCGTAGTGGATCGCTACATCAGCGAAATGCCCTTTGCCCTTCCGCACGGTTAGGCGTCAGGCAGAGCAGCGAACGGATTAGCAGCTGGGTTGAGAGGGTCAGTGGCGCCTAGCGCGATACGACCTGACAGGCCCGCGATGCCGAGGAGTTCACTTAACTTGCGTTTTTCGCTCAGGTAAGCGGCGCGTGGCACCTCGCCCTTGCTAAACAGCGCGCGGCAGGCGGCTTCCATGCTGCAATAGGTGGCGAACGTGCTGCTGTGGTCGGCATTGATGCCATGAGCGACTACCCGCTCAAGCTCTTCGAACCATACGTCCTGGGCTTCCGCACTGAGGTAATCGGGCATGATCGGCTTGCTGGCCGAGCCCGTGGCGGTGTCCTGTTTGGGTTTTGGTCCTCTTTTCACCCATGTACTTATCTGACGGGGAAAGTCGTTCCGTTTTGAACCAAGTTCAGTCGCTTGCGGGTGGCCGTGCGGGCATCTACGTTGCTAGGTAACAGGGGGATAATTGAATGGCGAAACAGCCGATTTCGAAGGGCGGGACGACCAAGGTCCGTTTCGTATTTTTGGAGGCCGAAGGTCCGGAAGGTGATATCGCTCAGCTCGCTGCGGCGATCCAAACTGCGCTCGGACCAAAGCAGACAGTCATTCAGCAGCGGATACCTGCTCAACATTCGCAACAAACGATTGAAGCCGGGAACGCCGACGACACCGCTCTTGAGCTTGGATATGAGGACGAAGAGGCAGAAGAAGCCCCCGTTTCTCGCGCTGTACGCGAGCCTCGGGTTCGGAAAGTAACTGCCCCTAAGGTTCTTGACCTCGACCTTACAACCGAGGTTTCGCTCGCTTCATTCGTCGAAAACCATCCCGCCAAGAATGATATTGAGCGAAACCTCGTCGTAGCGGCGTGGTTTAAAGAACACCGTAGCGAAGATGCGATTACGGCAGGGCACGTTTTCACTTGCTACAAAGCTTTGAAATGGCCTCTCGGTATCGCGGATTTCGCTTGGCCCTTACGCGCTTTAAAAAAAGATCAGGTGATGACGAGTTCCGGACGAGGGCTCTACGCTATTAATCATCTTGGAATAGCGCGTGTTCAAAAATTAGGAAATGAGTAAGCCGTGGCGCAGATGGACGAGTTTTTAGCAGCGTTTCCGTCATTCTATCGGCAGACTGGAATGGATCAAATTCTTACGCTGGCTTGGTATTCAGAAGTCAAGCAAGGCCGAAAGTGTTTTGGACACGCTCACATGCGTAAGCTGTTTCGGGAGGCAAGCGCCGAGCCGCCAAATCTAAGTCTGTATATTCCACGTCTCCAAGATCGAACACCGCCGGATTTGCTTAAAGAGGGTGACGGCTGGCGGTTGAGCGGAAAAGTTCGAATGACCTTGGACAAGCGATATGGCGAGCAGCCAACGACTGCCCGGGTGTCAAAAATACTCGCGGACTTAGTGGATCAGATACCGGACCTCGATGAGCGTGTTTTCTTGAAGGAAACGTTGGCTTGCTATCAGGCCCAGGCATTCCGGGCATCCGTGGTGATGGCCTGGAACCTAGCATACGGTCATCTGATGCGCTGGGTTGTGGCGTCTGACGAACGACTGACAAAACTGAATGATGGCATCATCGCACGGCATTCCGCCAAGTCGTTTACGGTTGCCGATCTGAGTGAGTTGCGAGAACTCAAGGAAAGCCCGTTTATCGGTTACTGCCAATCAGGGGGATTGATCAGCAAAAATCAAGCTGAAATCCTAACTGAGAAATTGAAAAAAAGGAACGCCGCAGCCCATCCATCAAACGTCACTGTTACGCAGCATCAGGCAGATGACGTAATTAGTGACCTTGTCCTGAACGTTGTTCTGGCTCTCACCTAATTAGGGTGAGGGCCACAGTACTCGATGTACTCGTTCGTCCATCGCCCCCACTGCATACCATATTCTGGTTAGCCGACCCGGCTTGGGACCCTCGTCGGTTTCTTGGGCATCAAGTTTATCATGGACGGAAGGGCACTGGTGACGCCGAAGGTCCGCGAGGTTCAAGGCAGATCGGACTGCGCTAATTGGAGGATCGTCCAGCGTTGCAATCGAGCGAGCGAAATCAAATTGCTTCGCGGCGCGAGCATGGATTTCCCCGGCCAAAATCAGGTCGTAATCAATTGACAGGCTGTGGGCGCGAAACTCACTTTCGTCACCGTCAACGAGTCCGGCATTTCGTGAACTCAATACCTGAATATCGGCGACAATTCGCGCGAGTTCAGCAGATATGTCCTCTCGTGGCGATGCCTCGATCATTCGTTCTATGGCGTCGATCGCGTCCGTGGGAATTGGGGGTGGTAGAAATCGCGGTCTTTCGGCATCTCGCTCTTTGAGCCATGCCTGAACAGGAGCGAGTGACCTAATCATACTGGACGCGTATGCTCCGATCGCCGAAAGGGGCAGCGGTAGAGTTGCCATCGCAGCAATTCGACGTCTTGCTAATCTACGTTTTTCTAAGCCCGACGTTTGGATGATTTGCACAAGCACGACACCGATAGCTGCAATTGCTACGATGGTTGTGAGTACGTCTTTCCACTTGGCAAACCAAGCAAGGAATACAGGTGCGGTCATCCGATAAGGTTATGGTGTCGAGGTTCGCAGATCTAGGGGCCTCAGGTATTTTAATTCACCCAGGCGTCTTTTGCAGGGGGGTGCTGTTGCTTAGGGCCACCATTCCTCAGATTTTGGGCGCCCCCTCGTGCCTCGGGATCAACACAGGGGTTTGGAGGGGTCACTGTGGGTCAGCGCTTTAGGACGCATCCGCATGCTGCTCGGTTCGTTTGGACCCGCATAGGGGCTCTGCGGGCATCTGCGGGGCTGGTTCGATGCTGGTACGCTTCCAGCGACATCGATCTGCTGCGGTAACACCCTGACGCCTTGCCTTCGGGCTTTCTCACTGAATGCTTTAAGGATAACTCTTCGTGGGGCGGTAACGGTGTGGGGATCATGCCTTACTCACCAAAAGGGGACGTTGAAGATGAAAAGCATTCGGGTTGGTTTGATGCTCTTGACAGTCGCGGCACCAGCGACCGCTCAGACTAATATCCTCGATAAAGCCAACAATTTCCTCGGTCGGCTGACCGGGACGCCAGCTTCGCAGCGGCAAGCCCCTACGGCGTTCAATTCGAATGCGGCACTGAACCGGCAAACGTCTTCTCAGCTTTCGGCCCAACAGACAGCTCTTGCCACGCCGGTGCAGGCTATGATTGCGGCGGATCGTGCCGAGGCCAGAGTGCTGATTGACCGCCTGGTGTCGACCAGCGCCTGCGCGATCAACGATACGGCTTGGCATTCGATAAACCGCTATAGCGAGGATCCCAAAACGTACGAGACGTACAACAAGGGCCGCTCGTCAGTCGCGAACACAAAGTTTCATTCCAAGGGCAATTGCTTGGACGTCTTGCGTGTGACCAAGTGGGCGAAGCCAGCGAAGAACGCACTGACGTTCCAAGTTCAATTGGTTTCCGCCCAGAGTGATGAGGCCGTATCGCAGGGCTTTGTTATCGTCAAAGATGATGCGAACCAGTGGCTCGTACGTTCGATCGAATACGTTACTAGTTGACGAAATAAGGGAGAGGCTCGGCTACCAGCCTCTCCTCATCCGTCGGGTATCGGTAGTCGTTTTTGCCACATGGCAATCGTGGCATAGGCTCTGCGTGTTGTCCCAGGCATCCGTGCCACCCAGGGCTTTTGGCTCGATGTGATCAACCTCAACGGCTGCCGTCACGTAACCCTTGCCCGAGCAGTGTCGGCATAGAGGTTCGGCATCTAGGCGTCGCTTACGGAGTTTGCGCCAGTTGTGGCCGTAGCCCGGCGTCATGTTCACAATGGTACGAGCAGCAATCAGTGGCGCGATTGTAAAGCTAGGCGTTCGCTTGGGCATCAAGTAATTATAAGGCGATGGCCTGTTACCTCGCAGTTTGAAGCTTGGCGATGACGTCCGCACCGTACAACATAGTTATTTGTCTATAATGTTCAGGTTCGACGTCTTTGATAAATGCAAGGAGGCCGGCTAGCCGACCGCACGCCTCAGGGTCTAATTTTCCTTGTGAAGCATTGTGAAGTGCAGCCCGTATCTCTCGCTTGCGCTCGCGTCCGATCGTCACTCGGCCATCGTTCGCTAAAGTTAAACCAGTCACTACCCGGCGGTATTTCGTAGTAGCGACAACCGTTTTACCCTCGTTCAAGATCAATTTCGGAGTACGAAGCTCTGAAATAATCTTCCGTAGGTCGCTAGAGACGTGGTTTAAGAAACCAGTACGTCTGGCGGAGAATGTCAGGTCGTCAGCGTATCGAGTATAAGTGACCTTATCCTTCAATACAACCTGCGTGACGGCTTCGTCGAAGTCATACATGAGCACATTCGACAACCATGGTGATGACGGTGCCCCAATAGCGAGTCGAAGTATCGTACTACCTGGCGTTTTCATGAAAAACAGCCGACTGCTCAATTCGATATCTTCGCTATCGCCGAAGACGCCATATTTTGAACAATAGGCCTGCCAATCACGGTCGCGGATCGACGTGAAAAAGTTGGAGAAGTCAAACTTCATAATTGGGCCGTTGCGGCAATGGCGCTCGGCATTGTCGCGTATCGATATGCCCTCCCGATATGCCATTGCGGCATCGTGAATTGGAAGTGCATGGAGGCGAGCGACCAGTAAGCGTTGGAGTTTCTTCACTTCCCTAGCAGGCTGAGCGATCGGTCTACGACCACCCTTCCGCTTGGGAATTGTGTATCGCTTATAGCTCACCGGAGCCTGATTGATGATCGCTCGGATATCAGACGGCAGCAGTCCAGTCGCCTGAGCTAGGAACTTGACGATCCTACTCATCTTCGATTTCCTCAGACGCCTTCGCTATGGCCCGAAAGCGCGCTTGATCGTGTTTTTCCCAGTGTTCCCTAATCAACAACCTGCGGCGACGTCTGTTTTTAAACTTCGACGTATCCGACACGGTGAAATTTGCGGCAGGCTCTCCCGCAAGGGCCACGTAATATTCGAAAAAACCCTTTTCCTTGCTTTCAATCCATCCCACGGTTTTAGCGCAGAGAATAAATGCTCTAATTCGAGGAGTCGCGATCGGCACACCGAGGTAAGAAAGTGTTTCTTCAATTTCAGTCAAAGTCAGGGCGCCATACTCTTGAATAAGGCCGACCACTAGCTTGATTAAGTGCCCGGTTCTTGTCGCGTCGAAGGTTGAAGGTTCCTTAGTCCTCTGCAGGCGGGCTCGAAGCGGTTGGTCCATTGCGGATTTGAAATGGTCTAAACCGATTAAAGCGTGGTCCCCATCGACAATGCCGATAACCTCATCCTCAATTACGAAGACTGAGTAATCATGATTGTTTTTGAGGTTGAGTATTGGGCCAAGTGTAATGAATGAATTCGCGTTAGAATAATGATCACGTATGACGACTAAGAGTCGGGCTGCAATCTCATCTACAATGGCAAACGATCCCAATTCAGCGAAGCTGCCGGCGCTTTCGCAGAAAAGAATGATTAGCTCAGTAATCTGAGCTAGGTCGCTTTCGAATTCCAGAATGTCATTGTAATGCGCCGAGAAGACTGAAAGCTGAGTGAAGTCTTCGGCTCGGACGATGTCCCGGCCACCTAAGGAGGGATGGTTTGAAACCTTCAAGAAGGCATCACGCATCGAAAGCGGCTTAGGATCGGATAAAGCGGAGAATGGTCCGCCACATAGGAAAATAATCTCCGTAGGGGCCTGGACGTGAAGCTTGCTCACATCCAGGTCCTCTACGAAGGGTAACAT